TCAAGCACATTTTTCATTCGCTTCTTTCTTGGCAAATTTATCGAATTTAAAGTGAGGGTAACGCGATTTAATAAAAGCCAATCCACACTTAATATCCTGCTGAATCTGCGCAATGTGAGTATCATTGCTTTCAGCAATATCCCGAATAGAATTACTCATCACATAGTGCGACCAGACAGCACTAATCCATTCCTGAACAATCTCATCATCAATAGATTGCAGATCCAAAAATAGCTTATGAATTGCACGTGCCTCATTATTGTCTAATTGACAGCATGTACCTGTACGGCGTACACGTAGACGATCAATCAGTGATTCATCACGCATATACATCGCAAGCAAATCTTCACGCTGTTTCTGGGTAATGCGCTTGGTTGGCATGGTCTTTACAACCATCACCATTACTTCACTATCACCATTAATCCAAGCCCCAAGCTGACGTGACCAGTCTTCAAAGCTAAACTTGCCCCAATTCGTCGCCTGCATAATCGTTACTGCTGCATTCATCGTATTTCCCCTACCATCTTCTCTATCTGCTGGATCGCGTGACCTGACTTCACTTGATCTGTACTAAACCGTATTACCTGAAAACCCATCATTGTTGCTGCGTTATACTTTTCCATGTCTCCAAGGTAGCCTTTACCCCTTGTGTGCCTTCCTCCGCTCCATATCCCGCCTTCAATCTCTACCAGAATCTTTTTATCAATTAAGTGAAAATCTGCTCTCCACTTGCGATCAGGATGAAAATAAAACTCCTGCTCAAACTTAATTTTTAATGTCTTTAATTCTCTGGCCAACTTCGCTTCAAACTCATTCGGTACTTTTTCGCCTTTGACATTAGGGCGTGTGGAGCGCCCTTTCGATCTGGTGGCTTTCACCATTTTTTTGTATTCAGCGATTGAGTAGCTGGTCATGTATCCCCCACAGCACGCACTCCAAATAGCTGTTTGGTCTTTTCTGTAGCCACATACAACCTGGTGCAGTGATTACATCTAAAAGCCAAGTAGCCCGCCTGAACCAGACCGCGCAATTTTTGATTTAAAGAAGATCTGGTTTTGTCACATACATGCTCTTCAAGCTCAGCTGATGTGACCTCATGTTTAGAGAAGGCCACATATACCAAGATGTCTTTGATTTCTTCGAAACGCTGGATGCTCGGTATGTTCACACCCCACCTCCTACACGCTGATCCGCCCAATTGCACTCCATTACGGTTAAACCACCTTGCTGAAATCGAGACCAAAGACGATCACCTAAATCCTTTTGAAGCTCAGCCAATGTCAGATTCGAAATCAGCATGGTCGGCTTCATGCGGTCATAGCGTGCATACAAAACCTTGTGCACCAGCTCTCTACGCTTATCACGGTCATGCAGTCCATATTCATCCAGGATTAACAGGTCATACTGAGTGAAGTCATAAATCACAGACTTCTCTGTAGCGTCCGGCTGCTCCCAGGCGTTCATGATTCTCTGTGCCATATCCTCACTGGTGATGTAACGTGCATATTTGCCCTTGTTGAGCAATGTCCGAGCTGTTGCGCAGCTGAGATGAGTTTTTCCTGTACCAGTAGGTCCTACCATTACAAAGTTATTTTTGTGGCCGCTGATCATGTTTTTGGCAAAGGAAACAACCAGATTCAATGCATTCTGTTGACCAGCATGCTGAACGATATAATTCTTAAAACCTGACTCAGCATGACGTTCTGGAAGCATTGCACCAGCAAAGTGTTTTTCACGTACGGTACGATCAATTTCGGCCTGTGCATTTCGCTTTTGTTCTTCCAGGAACTCTACGGCGCATTGTGGGCACTTCTGGAATGGCCCAGCTTGTACCATAGGGGTTTTGTGTTTCGAGCAGATCTCTTGTGTTTGTTTCAATCCCTGATTCAGCATCGACATTGCGTTCATACGAAGTCCTCCGGGATATGTACTGGTGAATTCACTGGTGCATGTTGCTTTACCGGTTGATTGTTCCAGGCAGTGTTCACATCCAGATTAGAATTTTGTTTTTCAGAGGATTGATATGTTTTTTGAGTGTATTTACGTTTGATCCACTTCACGAAGTTTGAATACATCTGGGTGTCTGTAATCAAGCCTGCGTTCAAACGTGGTTCGTAATGGGCATTAACTTCAAGCAAAATCTGATTCACCAGCTCTTGAGTCATCGGAGTTTCACCTGATCGTTGCAACCAGGAATTCAGAGAATGTAAATCTGGTGTCCAGAGATTCAATACCTGATCAACTGAATTTTCTTGCGCGTTTTTCTCTTTAAAGTTTTCTTTAAATGTTTTTTTAAGTGTTTCTTTAATAGTGCCCCGTTCAACGGTACTGGTCCCGTCACCTTTCGCGGTACTAGTCCCGTCCCGTTTGGTGGTACTAGTCCCATCACCTTTAAGGGTACTACCCTCATTTGGTACTAGTCCCTTTTCGCGGTACTGGTCAGGAGTAAATTGATATTCGTTTAGGCAACCTGTTGTTCTCTCAACTTTGATTAAACCCAGCTCTTCCAGATCACGAATACATGCCATAACTGTATCGCGTTTTTTGATACCGCAATATTTTTGAAATTGAGTAATAGCAATTGGGTGTGATGCGCGGTCAAATCCTATAGTCTGGCGCATGACAAACATTAAACACTTGAATGCCTTATCGTTTAACTGGGCCATGATCTGGCCGTCAATTAACGTGTTAGGCATTTTGGTGTAGCGCTCTTCTTTATTCGACATAGCTTTGCGCTCATTTTTTGGAAAATGAACTACTTGCCCTTGAGGTATTGGTGGTTCATGTGCTAAATTTAATTTCATATTCAATTCCTACTCAGTTTTTGAATTTAAAAGCCTGACCTCGCACATCAGGCTTTTTCTGTTTGTAGAGCTGATAAATACTTTGCACACTCGCCTTTCATGGCCTTACGCAAAGATTGAATTTTGTGTTCAATTTCTTCCAGAATGCGATCCGTCTCATCCATTTCAGCAGGTGTCACCACACCATCTTCCAAAGCAGATAAAACCTGCTTATTCGCTGCACCATTACCGACGTTCATACCAAGCAGTGATTCAAGAACACCTAGTTCGTGATCCTTGCCTTGAGCTTGATCTACTGGAACCAACATAAAGCCCAATTTATGCGCCCATACTTTTAATGGAGCTGGGTTCTGTGTATAGATCAGCATCGCTTCAAATGCCTTTAGACTCGGCAAATGGTTTTCCATGTTTGGATTGGCATAGTTCAAAATCGTGTTGTGAGACACACCAACAACATCAGCAATCTCTTTAGGTGTAATTCCGTTTGATTGGTGAATCATCTTGTGTAGTGCGGTTTTGATCTCTTTCGATATATCCATGTGAACACCTTGTTTATTTTCACGTTTATTAAAAATGCTAAGTTGTTGATAATTGGTTTAAGCGATTAGCGATAAGGCTTGATTCCGGATGTAGTTAAAATCCACATCAGGACACAACAGATCACAACTCACTTGACCGTTACTCTCCTTATCAATCTTGATTGCTAAGGAGACACCACATTTGCTATTGCCATACATGATTTGATTTAAGTAACCAATCGATGTTTGGCAGCGTTTAGCAAATGCTTTTCGCTCACTAGCGGTTAATTGGCTGAGGTAACTTTTAAGTTCGACTGTTTGGGAAGAAGACATTTTAATCTCCCTTACTAATTTAATTTAGTAAATACTAATTTTTATCACTTGACAAGTCAATAAAGATTTAGTGTTTGCGAATTTACTTTTTACTAAAAAGTCTGTGAAATACCGAAATGGACATAATTTCTTTAAGACGCGCTAATTTGCGCCAGGCTATTGATGCCAAAATAAAATCTGAGGGGTTTTCTTCGGATGCTGCCTTTTGTGAGCATTATGACCTGAATCCAAGTCACATATCTCAGCTTGTGAAAGGTCATGGGAGTTTTGGTGAGCGTGCCGCACGCAATCTTGAGAGAAAGGTCGGGTGGGAAGTGGGCCTGCTTGATAGAGAGCCGACAAAAAATATTTTCGGTGAAGAGACTTTAGCCAATGTTCCGCGAGTTAAGGCGCGCATGGCTCCTGTGTTATCTTGGGTACAGGCTGGTAATTTTACCAATGTCGCAGCAGTTGATATGAGTCAAGTTTCACAGTGGTTGCCACTACCAGAAGATGAATGTTCAAACTGCTTTTTTCTTAGAGTTCAAGGGATAAGTAATTTCCCAGATTTTATTGAGGGTGACTACATTGTTGTGAATCCAGATGTTTATTATGGAGACATGCAATCTGGAGACATCATTGTAGTTCGTCGAGGTGATGATGCTACTTTTAAGAAATTGGTTATTGAGACAAATGGAAAGAGATACCTTCAAGCATTAAATCCAGACTTCAAGCCAAATACTATTGAATTTGATGAAGAATGCCAATTTGTTGGCCAGGTTGTGGACTGTGTACGCTACGTTTATCATGCAAAACCACGATTAAGAAAAAATTAAAAATAAAAGGCTTTTATTGAATGGGTAAGGCTGTTGGGTTGTATAGGGTTATTTAAAAAAACAACTTAATTTAGATTTAAGAATTACTAATTAAATGAATTTTTATGGCGGGGTTATCGTGAAGTATATAAAGTTATCAAGAGTCTGTTTTGATGAATTAGGTATAAGAAAACTTAAAAATTTTAGTATACCTATCACAGATAGGATCACCTTGATAGCTGGGCATAATGCTATTGGAAAATCAACTATACTTGGAATCATTGCAAATAGCTCCGGTGTTAAGTCTGCAGATTACAAATCCTATTTTGAAAAAACTTATCAATCTAAATTTGAAGAACTTTTTTATTTAGATGATTCTGAAATATTGCCTCCTGGACAACGAGGGCATGCAATTCTTACTTATCACATTGAAACAACTAATCATGAAGGGTTAGAGTTCTGCGCTATACATAAAAAGAAATGTAATATAAGTAAAAATACAACCTCCTCAACAATTCGTCCCCGATTAATCCCTCGAAGTGAAGATCGTACACAAAGTGAAGAAATTGGTATTGGAGGGGGTGATGGAAAGATACCTCTACCAACTATTTATTTAGGTATGAGCCGTATGACCCCAATTGGGGAATTTGAAGACGCTGATATTAGTAAAAGAATTCTCAAAAACATGGATGATGAGGATAAAAAATTTATACATGAAACATTTAATAAAATTATTCGAATTAATAATAATCCTACCCCTGAAATTGTTGATCATGATTTCAAAGGAAGTAAAAAGAGATCTAAAGTCCCTAATATGGAATTTAATACATTATCGATATCTTTAGGGCAAGACTCAGTTAGCGCTATAGTTACAGCTTTAGCTTCATTTAATAAACTAAAAAGAAAGCTAAAAGATTCTTATATTGGCGGAGTTCTAATCATTGATGAAATAGAGTCAGGGCTTCACCCTAAAGCTCAAATGAACTTGATACAAGTTTTGAAAAAACATGGTAGAGATCTCAAGCTTCAGATTATGGCAACAACTCATTCTCTTACCATAATTAAATCTGTACTGAAGGATCAAGAAGATCAGAGTAAGTTCGAAGAACCTAAAGACTCTGTGATTTATTTACAAGATACTCGTATGCCAAAACCTATGCAATTTCCTACATATGAAAAAATTAAAAATGATATGTTACTTAATATAGAGGAAATACAAGAACTTAAGCCCATTAAAGTTTACTTTGAAGATAAAGAAGCTTGTTTTTTCTTTGAAAAAATAATGGCCTATTTAAATCTTAAAGATGAATTGCTTGAATTCGGACGTCCCTTAAAATTAACGTCAGCATCTCTTGGCTGTGATGTTTTAATAAAACTAAATAAAGCAGATGAATACTTTTCAAATGTTATTATTATTTTAGATAATGATATCGTTACTAAATCGACATATTTTGAATTTGTACAATCACAAAAAAATATGCTCACTTTACCGGGAGACAAGTCTTTTACTCCTTCCACCGCTCCATATTTAAGGAATCCAGAAAATATTGTTTACAGTTACCTAAATAATAAACTTATAAATTATCATCAAGAATCTGATTTTTGGGATAGCTGTAAATACTCATCTGATTATGTTGAACAAAATATTCTTGATTTAAACCTGACAGATATGTCCAATAACGAAATTATGAAAAAATGGTTTAACAAAAATCTTTTTCATTTTGATAAGATGGGAATTATTGAAAAATGGTGTTTCGAAAACGATTCTTCTATTCAAAAATTCAAAAAAGAGTTTTTTGAAGTTCTTGCACACTTAAACTAAAGGCTACTTAAATCCTTATGCGCTTCTCAACCCCCTTGCGTTATCCTGGTGGAAAAGCCAAATTTGCACCCTTCGTTAAAGATTTAATGCGAGCCAACACGCTTCAAGGAGACTATCTTGAACCTTATGCTGGTGGTGCTGGTGTTGCTTTAGATCTACTTTACAGTGATTACTGTCAAAATATTCATATTAATGATTTAGATATAGCTGTTTATAATTTTTGGATTTCAGTGACTGAAAATACAGAATACTTTTTAAAACTTTTACATGATACTCCAGTAACTATTGAAGAGTGGTTCAAGCAAAAAGAAATTTTAGATACTCCTGAAAATCATAGTCAAATTTCTCATGGATTTGCTACTTTCTTTTTAAATAGAACTAACCGATCAGGAATTCTAAAAGGAGGTGTCATCGGGGGGAAAAATCAGACTGGGAATTATCAATTAGATGCACGCTATAACAAAAAAGATTTAACTAAACGTATTGAAAAAATTGGGGAATATCGTAATCGAATTAAAGTTTATAATCTTGATGCTTTAGAACTTATAGGGAAGGTTGATGAGTTGTTACCATCTGATTCATTGATTTATCTTGATCCTCCTTATTATGTTAAAGGCCAAGGTCTTTACCGCAATTTTTATGTTCATGATGATCATGTAAGAATCCGAGAAGCTTTGGATAAGATCAATTCTAAATGGATAGTTTCTTATGATAATTGCCCTGAAATCAAAGAAATTTACGCAGGTTATCATCAGGAAGACTATGAATTGAATTATAGTGCATACTATAAAACTAAAGGTTCAGAGGTTATGATTTATTCAGACCAAGTGAATCCTGTAAAAATACTTAATAAGCAACTAGATCTCTCAATAGCTTAATTGATACCCACCCCTGCGGTGGGTTTTCTTTTATATAATTCAAAGTCTAATAATAATAAAATCAAACTATGAAAATAACAACTTTAACCGCCCTACTCTTATCCTTGGCTTTCACTGGTTGTGAGAAGAAAATTGGGGAAGACATAGGTCCAATCCTCTCCACAGCAGCTCTTGAGAACTCAGATAATATTTAGTAAATACATAGAAAAGTTAGACTCAGAGTTCACCACACAAGATGGGCGAATTAAAATTTTATGCAGAAACCACCCCTGCGAGTTTGAAAAAAACTATATACCTAACTTGTTGAAGCTATCACCCGGTGAATACTCTGAAGTTGCACTTTTGGCTGATATGGATTTGGTTTTGGATCACTACAAAGAGAAAGATGCTATTCAGTGCTAAAGCTTTCTTACTTCTGAAATATTAAATCTTTATATTGGACTTAAGACCTCTCATGACCAGGTCTGTAATAACTAAGTAAAGCATCACTAACCCGCTATCCGCGGGTTTTTCTTTATGTAAGGTAAGTGTAACCTTGTCTTTAAATGTTACATTATAATAATTAGTATAAAGATACCTATGATTCAAAAATAGAAAGGTAAATATTAATGAAATATTTGTTAGGTGCAGCATTGTTAGGATTAGCAATTACTGGCTGTACTTCAAATCCAAAAAACGAAGTGGTTCAAGAAAAAGTTGTGAGCAATACTCCAGCTGAAACTCAGGTAATTAACTTTACTGGCCCAATGGATCTTACAGTTGAATTGAAATCTTCGGATAATTTTGAAACAGCTTTAATGACTGATAACTCTGGCAAGGTCTATCACCTTAAACGAGCTATTTCAGGAAGTGGTGTGCGTTTAGCCAATAATGATGGTGTTTCAATTCACTTCAAAGCTGGTGAAGGTATTGTAGAGTTTATGAAAGACAAACCTATCAGTATTACTGAATACAAAAAATAAGATTATTGCTCTAGGACAACCCACCCCATTGGTGGGTTGTCTTTTTATTATATGAAGTAATATTCCTATTTATTAACCGATGGAATTTCTAGAAAATTTAAGTAAAGTGAATTAAGTTTTTGAATAATTAGTGAGCTAATCAGTTTAAAATTATAATATATGACGCTGTAGTCTAAAAATTGTTTTTCCATATCTCTCTTAGTACAAATACGGACTAACTTAATGAATAATATTAACTTTAAGAATTTCGAAGAAGCTGGCCAAGCCATTTTAAAATTCTTATCTCAACGATTTGGATTTAAGCTATGGATGATTACCCGTACTGAAGGTGATGACTGGATCGTGTTACTAAGTGAAGATAATGGCTATAACGTTAAGCCAGGACAAGTATTTCGATGGGCAGATTCGTTCTGCTCACACATGGTACAAAATAATGCGCCCCGCATTGCCCCTTACTCGCCCGATGTTCAAGTTTACGTAGACGCACCTATAAATCACTTAGTCCCAATTAAAGCCTATATCGGCCAACCTCTGTATAAAGAAGATGGGTCCCTTTTTGGCACTCTCTGTGCAATCGATCCTGAACCTCAATCTAAAAATCTGGTCGAGGAAGCTCCATTATTTGAGCTGCTAGCACAAGTGCTTAGCTATAATATTCAAGCTGAATTAAAAGCCGCTGAGTACATACGTAAAGCTGAACGGTTTGAAATGGAGGCATTGTCCGATCCCATGACTGGCCTTTTTAACCGTCGTGCTTGGGACCAGTTAATTGTATTAGAAGAAAAGCGCTGCAAGCGATATGGTCACCCTGTTGCTATTCTCATGATTGATCTTAATGACCTCAAAATCACCAATGATACTTTGGGGCATGCTGCAGGTGATGAACTCATTCAAAAAATGGCTTTAACCCTCAAAAACACTGTACGCAATAATGATATTGTCGCTCGTCTAGGTGGTGATGAGTTTGCTGTACTCAGTATTGAAACCAACCGAGAAAATGCGGATAAACTTGCAACCAGAATTCAAACTGCTATTGCAAAAGCTGGCATTAGTGCTGCAATTGGTTTTGCAATGCGAAATCCCACATACGGTCTATCAGCAGCTATCATAGAGGCAGATGAAAAAATGTATCAGGATAAAGCCCTAAGCAAATCACCTGAGACTAATTAATAAAAAACGCGAACCCGACGCGGCTCTTGGAGCGGGTGGAGAACTTATGCTTGAATTAATTGTTATTGATATATCTGAAACTAAACCAAAATCACTCTATGCTAGACAATTCAAAACCCATCCTCGCGTAGGTGAATGGATTGAAATAGATGAAAATGACGAAGGGGTTTTATATGAAGTTGTTAAGGTTGCTCACTCGACAAATGGTGGTGATTCAGATTTATACGTAAAGCCTCTAGGACTAACTTATGAAGTTGTTGGGAATCTTTGTGGTAAAAGTGATTAGCGATATTTAAATGGTTTTCGCTTAAATCATTAGGATTAGTAATTAAAACACCGATAAGTTTCACCCCAGTTAGTGGAGATGAATCCATTACCTCTATTAACTGACCTTCTTTTGTAATACCAATCATTCTAATGACTCCAAACAACCCATCCCTGTGATGGGTTTTCTTTTGCCTATTAAAGCATAAAAATTAGTAAAAACTTAATATTCACTAAATTTATTTAGTAATTACTATTGACAGTTTATTTAGTAAATACTAAATTACATTCACAGACAACAAAAAGCTCCAGCGTTGCGCTAACAACCTGGAGCGTGACCCACTCTCTCTCAGTGAGTAAGTAAATTATGATTGCAAAATTAACTCCACACAATAGTTTCAAGGTAACTCTTGTTGCTACTGCCTTAACTGTAAGCGCATTGGCGTTTGGTTGGCATGCTGACTTTGGCACTAGCCAAGTAGCTCCAGCTCAAAACATTCAATCTGAATACGGCATTGTGTCTTTAAAAATGCTGGACGACGTACGCGGTGAAGCAATGCTTAATCTAGATGGCTTTCGTTTAGAAATCACTTCGTTTGAAGTTGCAGCACATCCAGACGATTACGGTGTACCAGGTTCCGAGTTCACTAATGTAGAAGTGATAGAACTTGGTGAAATCAAGGTATTCGATGCCAATGGCAATCCATATAACGACTTCACTGATTATCAGGATCACCGCGAAATCAACGCAATGATCGCTGGTTATATCATGAAACACCGTCTGGTGGAGGTGCAGTCATGATTCTTAAATCTGCCGACCAAATCTTTGAAGCACTTTTGAATGGCCAGCTGGTTTACTGGTGTGAATATGGCTCTGATGATTGGTCCTCGCTTAATGACCAAGCACAAGTTAATTTTGCTGATCTTTACACTGGTTTCCTGCAATTCAAAGCAGATGAACTACCTGTCATTCCAATGCCAGTAGAGTTTGGCTCAACTCATCGTTACTTCTCTGAATACATCAAGACGTTTGAAGGATTTGAGATTTACAGGGTTGGTAAAAATCGGGTGAGCTACTTTGCTTTACGTGTCAAAAGCTCAGGAACTATTGCTGACTATTTCTGCAATACGCTGATTTACTCCATCCAACCTGACGGCTCTCTGAAGAAAATGGATAAGTCTACAGCTCCACAGTGGATTCTAGATGGTTTGGAAAATGCGCGAGTCGCCATGCGCAAAAATAAACGACATCAAGTTTTAGAAAGTACCGGCTTCTTTGGGTCTGAGGACTATAAGAACTTTAAACGCAAAAATCGTCATCCAGGAGCTGTGTAATGTCAACTGTATTTTTTAAAAAAGCGGAACGTAAAAACGCGAAATTACGCCTTGCTCTGGCTGGCCCTACTGGTTCAGGTAAAACCTTAGGTGCACTTCTTTTGGCTAAGGGAATTGGTGGAAAGATTGCTGTTGCTGATACCGAGAACAGTAGTGCTGAGCTATATGAAGATGTTGTTGAGTTTGAACATGCAAATATTCAACCTCCCTACACTCCTGAAAAGTTTATTGATGCTATTCAGGCTGCAGAGAAAGCCGGTTTTGATACTTTAATTCTGGACAGTATTACTCATGAGTGGTCCGGTGTTGGTGGCTGTTTGGAAATTGTCGACAAGCTCGCCAGTACAACTTTCAAAGGTAATAGCTGGGGTGCATGGAGCCAAGTTACCCCAAGACACCGCAAGTTTATCGATGCAATGCTTCAATCCAGCATCAATATTATTGTGACCATGCGCAGTAAGATGGATACCGTTCAGGTTGATGCAGGTAACGGTAAAAAGAAAGTTGAAAAGGTTGGAATGAAAGCTGAACAGCGTGACGGTATTGAATATGAGTTCACCACTGTTCTAGATCTAACTCACGACAACTATGCAGTTAGAACAAAAGACCGTACCCGAATTTTTAATGAACCCATGCTTCTTTCTGAACAAGCTGGAGTATTGCTTAAACAGTGGTTGAACTCTGGATCTGCTAACGCATGCATCAACGGCAATCAGTTCTTAGAACTTGAAGCACTTATGCAACAAGCTGGAATTGATATTGAAAAGTACTGTGCTAAGCGAGGATTAAATAGTCTTCATGATGTTCAACAGCAGAAGTTTGATGAAACATGCGCCGGTATTCATTCCATCATTCAACGCAATCAACAAGCACAACAGGCTAATGAACAGCAATTACATGCTGAAAATGAAGCACGTCTAGAAAATGATTATCAAGCTGCATTGAAGGATATTCAGAATGCTAGTCACGTTAATGATCTAAATCGGCCTGCGGACTACTTCAAAGGCACAAAGTACGAACAACAAATTTTAAATGCCTGCCAGGCGAAATCAGATATGGAAGGATGGTCAGCATGAATATTTTAAATAGCAAAGAAGCTTTTGACGCAATGATGGCTGGCCGAAATATCATGTGCCGCGCTGTTGGTGAATTAATGGATTTTGATGATCTATCTCAATTCCCTGCCACTATTTTTGCTATGCCAGGCTATGAGTTCTGTATTAAGGTTGAGACCATGGAGCTGGCTGGTAATACATTTGCCAAGCCTTTAACTCTTGATGACGTAATAGAGGATCAGGACATTTATATTGTCTATCCGGATCATATTTCCCATGTCAAATTCAGTAGACAGTGTAGTGAGCACTTTGCATGTGTGCGTAACGGCTTCGCCCAACTAGATCAGGAAAATGCGGTATTACAGCTTGAAGCATTAGGTGAACTTTTTGGCCGGGTTATTTGTTATCCACCAGTAATTGACAATGTAGCTAAAACCAAAAAGAAACGTTCAGGCAAAGTTAAGAGTGATGCTGATCAGTTAAATACTCCGGCTGACTCTAATACTACTGTTGCAAATATTGAAAAACAGCCTGAGCTAGAAGTAGTTCAACCTATCGAAGTTGCAGTACAAGATCCGTCTGTTACTACTGAAGTTACAGTTGCTGAGGCTAATGAACTTGATGAAACAGATCCAGCTATTCTGAAAGTTATCGAAGCTATTGAAAAATGTGGTTCAGATTATGAATTAAAAGGCGTTGAACGTAATTTGGATAGTAATCAGCACAAGCTAACCGAAACTGAATATAAAGAACTCAAAAATCGTATTGCACAAAAACGTGAACTTCTTCTTGCTTCAAAAAAACCGGTAACAGTAGATTCTCTTAAAAAGTTTGCAATGCAAAGTGAAGCATGTACTGCCTACATTGATCAAATTAAGGCATGCACCACAACAAATGAGCTGGCTGATTTAAGCAGCGCAATTATTGCAGATGACAATCTAAATATTGATCTGCAAGAACAGTTGTGCAACCAGATCAATGAAGCAGCTAATCAATTAAACCAGCCAAAACCTAATGTTGAGCAGCCATCTGAAAACCTAAGTGTCACTGAGCTTCAAAGATTGCAGCATGAGGCTGAAAAGCTAGTACAGAACAAAGCTCAAGATGAAGAATATCAAAGCCTTCTTACTGATCTATTGGACCGTGCAAGTAAAGCAAATACCCCAGCTGAAGCAAATGCTTTAGTGGGCTATACAAAGACCTGGACCGAAGAACAACGCAAACCATTAATTGATGCGATTCATAAGCGTTTGGTCGAACTGAATAAGGCAGATGCACAGCCTTCATTAGCTGTACGTATCCAGAGAGCTGAAGACCTGACTGAACTGGATGCTTTAGAAATCGATGTATCAGCATGTGATGAAGTTATTCAACCAAGATTAATGGAACTTATTGAGCAGCGTCGCATCCAGCTGGATCAGATCGTTGCGACTGGTGAAGCCTCATGACTGAACAAGTAGTTAAGCCCACCCCATATGACGATGCTCAGTTTCTCTGGTGCACCAAATGGTGTGAAGAAAAAGGTTTAAGCCCATACGATGCTAAAAACTGGGCTGATGCGAAATTTGAATATTTAAAACTGCAGGAGAAAAACAGTGACTGAAGTTCAAGAAAACATTGCTGTATCCAAAGGTCAGGAAGAAAACGTTATTGATAGATTTATTGCTGACGGTGGTTTTGATCAGGCTTTTAAGGATGTGTTTGGTTTACCGGAATCAGTACAACAAAGTTTAAAAGAGGTAACTTAATGGCTCGATACACCATCACCGTTGAAGCCGAAAGACCGCCTCAAATTATGCTGGGTCAGACTATCGGTGGTGCAACGGTGAAGGAGCTTAAAGAGGTTGAAGTCGAACTGGTTTCAGCTTCTTATCTGGCTCAAAAATACAATCTGTCAGTGACCACGATTCGAGAAAAATTAGTTTCGATTAATCAAGGCACACAAGGCAAGGCGCTATACAATCCAAAGTTGGCCCATGACCTGCTGACAACCAAAGTTAAAGTAGGCAGACCGAGAGCTAATTAGCTCTCACTGTCGTTAAACATTTCTACCAAATCCTGAGCATCTGGATTGTAATAAGTATTCACCAGCATTGAGATAGTTTTGTGGCCTGTAATTTTGGCTAGCACTTCAACCGGTAATTTTCTCACCTTCACCATTCTAGTGATGGCCTCATGTCGTGAATCATGGAAGTTAATATGTGTAAGCCCTGCTCTTTTTTTTGCTCTCATCCATGTAGCACAACATATCTGTTTATCAATGGGCAGAAGTTTATCTGTTCCTTTAGGTAATAAAGAAAGCAGTCTTTTGGCTTCACCAGATAAAGGCACGTTTCTGGATTCACCATTTTTTGTCATCGGTAAATGCACAAAGCCTTCTTTAATATCCTTCCTACGCATTGCCAGTATTTCACCCTGACGCATAGCAGTTTCCAGAGCAAATCGAAATGCCCATGCTACATAGTGACGTGACGTTTCTGGTGTTGTAGATCCATCCCAGCTTAACGCCTTTAGCAACAATTCTTGATCTTCTTCTGTAATACGCTGGCTTCTGGATTTTTCCTTGCTCGGCATAGTGACCGCATGCCAGACGTTAGAATCAATCAAAAACAGTTCTTTCATGGCATAGGTAAACACGGCTGAATAAATGGCGTGTTCATTCCTGAGTGTTGCAATCTTCACTTCTTTTTTGCGGTTATTTCGCCATTCTGCAATGTCAGCAGGTTTGAAATCATAAATAGACTTATCAGCTAAATTAGGCGCAATCCGATCAAGGTTTTTTATTTTGAAATTGATCGTTCTTGCAGATCGCATGTGCCGGCCATGCTCTTGATAGTATCTGGCACAAAGTTCCCTAAATGGATAATCCGGCTTTTCGCCTTGTTCTATTGCCTTTTTACCAGATCGAAGTTCAAGTAATTTATTATAGGCCCACTGTTCACACTCTTTTGCGGTGTCTCGGGTGGCTGAATATCTTTTCTTATCAAAAGTGACAATGATGCGCCAGCTGGACCCTCGCTGGATGGGTTTGGGTATTTTCATTTTATTGGTGCAGATTTGGTGCAGATTACTTTGCAT